ATTTGTCAGAAGTGTTATTTAAATTTATTTAGATCTTTCAATATATATCGCTAAAATTCGTATATAGGTATATATTGACCTCGCTACAGAGTATTGTAGAAAAATTCAAATCTTACCCACGGGTTTGTCTTATATATTTGGGATGTGCCTTAAGTACATTGTATCATTTATAGTGGGGCTCATCGCTATATCTTATAGATTGGGCATACGTTTTTACGTATTTACTCACATGTGAGGTCATACATGTGTTTTACAGATTGGCCAATGCTTTTTAGCATTTCATTGTGGAGACAATTCAAAAACTTAACAAAACTTTTTAAAATTTTATTATTTATTATAACGCAAAGACTATTCTCTTTTATCTTTTGAAGATTTAGAGATGAAGCTAGGCATTTGTCTTTAGAGTTTAATTATTTCACCTGGCTATGAAATGCCCTTTATTGTGCCGAATAAATTGGTGTATCCATTGTGCGAGTATCATGAATTGAGGATGTTAAGATCCGACAAAATCGGTAACAGGTGCGTGGTAGTTAGTGAAGGATGGATTATGATAGGAGACCGCTCCGACAAGCCCAACCCCGTATGAAGAGAGGTGTCTCGGACGGCGTGATATTTGTGAGGACACGGGATGAATATATTATTCCGAAATTAATGTAAAAACCAAAAACAATATAAAACCCAAAATATAAAAATTTTTTGAATGGTGCTGCTTTTTTTGTTTAATCTAAAAAGACTGTACTCCGTTCCGACAGGAACATGACAAGTACACCCAACCAGCTAGACAGCATCCACCCAGGCACCTTAAGCGATTTTACCTACACAGGTAACCCCAGCGATTGCAGCTACCAGACTGCAGAGAAAAGCGTTATATTTCCATCATTAGATGATTATACGCTTATGGACACTAAGCATAATTCAATTTCTATGCCTAGTGTTTATGTACATTTAAGTAGAAAACATCTACATAAAATTCTTCACCATTTGTATGGTAAGAATTTGAACATCAGTGAAAATTACCAATATCCTGCAATATGCATGTTATATGGGTTATTTTCTACAGATAGTTCTTTCCGCAAGTTTAAACGTATTAAAACGAATTTTCCATATAAAAGTGGATTTTGTTTTGATAGATTAAATGATGCGTATGACCCACAATGCTTAGTGCGTATGGTTTTCACCAAACAAGGAGAAATAGATTTTGAAAATTTTATCCCTAATAAAGTTGTGTGTGAAAGTTTTAAAGTACTACTTGGTACTGAAGTATTGTCGTTAAAAGACGATACTTTTGAATTTTCACCCCAAACAAATCCATATGCTCATTATGATTCTATTCTCAAATTGAGCATTACTCAATTGAGTAGTATGAATGAGATTTTGGATGGTTTGGACAAGATAAGGATGTATAATAAATCAAAATACGTTTTGTCATCAATTGTTAAACGAAAACCATTAGAACGCGATAACTTAGCTATTGCTTTGGGTCATCAAATAAAATTACAAGGACTCTTTAGTGGATTTGATTCCATAGATCCTCTGATTAAGAAAACTGAACTAACTTTAGATAAGGTAAATGAGTTATTAGATATGTTTAAAAATATGTTACCAGTCGCACAAGCGAATTGTAAAAATTTTATTATCGTTAAAGATATTATTACTAGTATTTTCTATATCTATGCTGCTCAATCGCATCTAAAATTGGCTGTTGCTTCTAGTGTAGTTTTTGATATTTTATCAAGACACTTAGTCGACACGGATTTATATTCTAAAATGAAAGGAGCTATGGAACCCTTGTTAGATAGATGTATGCACATCTTTTCTGTGGAAGTAAAATTACAAAATGGAGTAGAAGATTTGTCTATTTTTGGATCCTTAATGTTAACTTTATTTAGTGGTTTGTTTTTGAATAGACTGCCAAGTAAAGATGCAACCAACACTATTATTAATAAGATGGGACATTTTGGTAAATCTGTTCAGGGAATTGATTCTATGTTAACTATTTTCGCTAAATGTATAAAATACGTTTGTTGTGAACTTAGATATATGTGGAGTGGTGTTCCTTCTTCAGTCGATGAAATAGATAATTTGTGCACCGGTTTATCAACTTGGTACAAAGAAGTCTGTGCAATGCTGACTATTGAAAGTCAGAATGGAGTTACAGGAAATCCTGATTTATGTCTCAAAATCGAACATCTATTTCTACAAGGCTTAGATTTTAGTTTGGATTTAGACAGAGCTCGGATTCCGCCAGCACAGAGAACTTCTTTTATGTTGATTTGGAATCAATTATCAAAACTATATGCTAAAGTGGACAATTCTGGAGCTTTTAATAATGGCCCCAGAAATGAACCATTTTTCCTATTTTTGTTTGGAAAATCGTGCATTGGGAAATCATATTTAACAGCGTATTTGGCTATACTCATTTTGAGAAAAGCTGGGTATGATGAGAATACCATTGGACGAAATATTTATATGTGGAACCCTGGGCAAAAACATTGGGATGGTTATGAAAATCAATACATAACCGTTATGGATGATTTTGCTGCGGCTGTTGATTCTCTTAGTAATCCTAATGAAGATTATTACGAAATCATCAGAATGGCTAATATAGTTACTTATAATTTGTCTATGGCAGAAATTGAAAAGAAAGCCAAAACCAAATTTAGCTCTAAATTGGTAATCTTAAATGGAAATACTATCAATTTCCCAATAACATCCCTCAGTTGTGAAGAAGCAGTCAGAAGGCGTTTTGATTTGTGTTTTGAAGTAACTATCAAACCAGCCTATCAAAAAGAGAATTCTGGGCACTTAGATTTTAGCCTTTTGGATCATGATAATTTTGATCCTTCGTGCTATGAGTTTAAACAATGGGATGCTGTCAAGATTTTTCCAGTTACTGGAATAGTTTATAATTTTGAAGAGTTTCTTACTATTTTTACAAAAGCTATGGACGTGAAACACGCTCGTAGTGACGTAAATGTGGAAAGATTAAAAGGAGCTATTATGGATAATAGGTATGATAACTTTTTAGGAATAAAAGGGAAACGCATAGAGATAGTGGAAAAACCAAATATATTTAATGAGTTATTAGAAAAGGCCAGTTATAGAGAAAAACCCCCATCACTACCTATGGGAGAAATGCTTTCGAAATTGTTGTTTAAACAACCAGAGGAGAAAGATAATGTTAATTTCCTATTTAAGCAATCCGATACTGAAGAATATCACGATGCTTGTGATGCAGAACATATTGAAGCCTTTAATAGTTCAACCAGATATCGTAGATACAACAGACACAAATGTGTTTCCTACGATGCATATGGTATATGTGCTTGTAACAATGTGGAATATGATCCAGGTGTTTTTGAGTACACCAACCACTATTTTAAAACTAAAAGTGGTATGGTGTTGATGTCCGTAAAGGATTATATACAGCAAATGTCTCCTGATACTAATAGTTGGTACAAGAAATTCAATTTAAAACTTTGCTGTGTTACGGACTATTTGTTAGATGTAAAGAATAATATACTTAACAATCCAGCTATTATTTTAGAAACACTTGAAACAGCTTTAAATCTATTCTTAGCTACTTGCACGTTGTATACTGGATATAATTATTTGGTTAAACCCATAATTGACACGTATAAATCCCACCAAAAGGAGTCATTTCCAAAAGATATGACTCTAGATTGGAATGATGAAGAAATAACCAATGATCAATATGAACATTGTAATCTTGAACATGTATCCGGTGATAATACTACTAAATATAAGACACGTGTTAAATTTGAACATGTATCTAACGACGCTACAACTAAACATAACAGAAGAATTAAGTTTGAAGCTAGTAGCGACAAGAACACAACAGAGCTCATAAATAGTAAAATATTTAGGAATCAATGTAGAATGGAGATTTTCTATGACACATTTGTTGATAAAGTGAATATTTTGTTTGTACGTGGTAGAACAGCTATAACTGTAAATCATGCAGTGTCAAAATTGCATAGTGCAGTTATGGTTAGAGTCACGCACTTTGACAACTCTGTCATAGAGATCAATAATCCAAAAACCATACTGATAAAACAAATGCAGTCGCGTGGAGAAGATATAGACGCTTCTCTCATAGCGTTTCCAAAGATTATGCATAGTCATTCCAATATTGTGAAACATTTCATGATGAAAGAGGATTATGCTTACTTTAAGACTTGTTTCGCTTTATTGCCTGTTGTAAGGTACATGGATGGCAAAATCATCCCAAATACTATGTCAGCTAATGTAAAGGCTATAGACCTCAATACAAAAATTGAAGGTGTTATGGTTAGGAATATGTTTGAATACAGTATCCCAACGCAGGCTGGAGATTGTGGTTCCCCTTTAATGGTTATGATGTCTAGTTTATCTCATAAGATCTTAGGCATACATCAATCGGGAGGTGTAGACACTCATGGTCGTATGTTATCATATGCAATACCTATAGTACAGCAAGATATTGAAGATACTTTTAAGAGTATCCCAAAAGATATGCAAATTCTGTGGGAGTTTGAGCGACTACCATTAGTGTCATACCAAACAGATAATATGTTGCAAGGGAATTTTGTGGCTTTGGGTCAAGTAGACAAACCATTGGGTGGTTCTACTAAGACTACTATACGACCATCTTTTTTACATAATTTGATTGTTGAACCTAAAACAGCTCCCAGTGTACTTTTCCCAAGATTAGTGAATGGAGTGATGATCAATCCCAAGCTAGAATCTTTGAAGAAGGCAGGAAAGAAACAAGTGTATATAGATGAAGATTTAGTTTCCTATTGCACAGATCATATCTTTACAAAATTTAGAAGTTCTTGTGATAAATCTATTTTAGATTATAAACAAGCTGTGTCAGGTGTTGAAGATAATCAATACATACATGGTATATGTAGGAAAACCTCTCCGGGTTACCCGTATATATTAAACAGAAAAGGAAAAGGCAAAGAAGCGTATTTCGGTAAAGATATATGGCTTTATGATCCTGAAATTGAAAAAGATGTTTTAGATCTGGTAAATGATGCTAAACAAAACATTAGAACTCCAGTTTTCTGTGTAGACACATTGAAAGACGAAAGGAGAACTTTGGAAAAAGTCGCAATTGCCAGAACTAGAACAATGTGCAACTTGCCAATGAACTATACTATCGCTTTTAGACAGTATTTTTCTAGATTTGTTGCAAACATTATGGAAAATAGAATAGATAATGAGATTGCGATTGGCATTAATCCAGCTAATCTTGAATGGCAATATCTATTCAATTATTTGCAAGGAAAAGGCAATAAAATAGTGTGTGGAGACTATCATGATTATGATGGTTCGCTCAGTGCTATTATTTTGCGAACAATTTGCGATAAAATTAATGAGTGGTATGATGATGGAGAAGAAAATGCTACAGTGCGCAATGTGTTATTTGAGAGTATAGTGAATTCTTTCCATATCACAGATAATAATGTCCACATGTGGAAGCAATCTCAACCATCAGGAAACCCGTTAACAACAGTTTTAAACTCCATTTATAATTCAGTCATTATGCGTATGTGCTACATGGATTTGAGTCCATATAAGAGTTTGAAGGATTTTGACTTAAAAGTTAATATGATTTCGTTTGGAGATGATAATGTTTTGAACATATCTGACTCAGCGATCGAGTATTTTAATCAGAATACTATTGCGACATCATGTTTAAAATATGGCATGATTTACACAAATGAAATGAAGACGGAAATTAGTGATGATTTTAGAACTATTTTTGATATCTCTTTCCTACAGCGATCATTTCGTAGGGATGATACTTTAGGAAGAGTTGTAGCCCCTTTGAAGCTAGACACTATTTTAGAGATGGTGATGTGGATTCACGGGGATGTAGACATAATAGAATTGTGTCTAACCAATGTGGAAAATGCACTTAGAGAATTAGTGTACCATGGTGAAGAAATTTTCACTATGTGGAGTAAGAAAATTCGTGAAGCAATTTTCTTAAAATTAGGTAAAGACTATTATATAGATCCTTATTTGCAATATGCAAGATATATAGATGGTTTAACCTGTGTAACGAGCCTGCACGATAAAATGGACTCGTTGCAAAAATGTGAAGGCAATGTTGGCTTAATGTTGACTGAAAATAAACCAAGAATGGTCCTATATTTGCAAAAAGATACAGGATGGTTATTTAATCATAATGGAAGAGTGTGTGCCTGTATAAATAAAAGCTACTCCCCCAGTCTATACTATTACAGCTGTAAGGGCAATCAGCGATATAGTGAATTCAAAACGTCCAACAAAGACACTGATAATACAAATGCTGAAGTCGTACAGCAAGAACAAACGACAACTTTTTTTGACGATGTGAGTGTAGCTAGAGAGGAAGTGGAAAATCCTGTTGTAACTCGCCCACATCTTGGTATGGATAGAATACATAATATACAAGACACATTAGAAAGACCTGTACTTTTAAAGTCAGCGACTTTTGCAACGTCTCATGTACAGAATGTTGATATGAATATGACTCCCGTCGCTCAAGTTGAAGTGACACAGCCTATCGAAAAATTGAATCTCCCAAATGCACTGTTTTCAAATCCTTTGATTTCTCAGAAATTGAATTATTTCAAATGGATGCGAGGAGATATTGGAATTAGAGTAGTGGTAAATGCTCAACCATTTATAAGTGGAAAGTTTTTACTAGTATATTCACCTAACGAAGATAATTTGTGGGATAGAGGATTAAAGTTCTCTGGAGCCACATCGATCACTTCCTATCCTCATGTGGAACTGGATATTTGTGGTGGCAATTCAGCCGAGATCACTATTCCATTTGCAGATGCAGTAGAGTGTTATGATATGCAAGATTTGAAGAACCATATGGGAACTTTTTCTTTGTATGTCTTATCACCAATGAGAAGTGGTATGACTCAGACTATTTCTTATAGTATTTATGGGTGGTTTAAAAATCCACAATACTGTATGCCGTCCGGAAGGAATAATGCTTATATTTCATTGCAAAGTGGGAGAGAAAGTTACACAGCCGCAAAAAGTGGTGTAATAACTCAATACTCACACCCAATCAGTAAAATGCTATCCTCATTATCACATACACCATTACTTGGTTCCTATGTCAGACCATTAGCCTGGTCCATGGAAGTGGTAAATAAGATGGCATCAGCTTTTGGTTGGAGTAAGCCCAATAATGTTAGTATACCTATGACTATAACTAATATATCAGCCAAAGGTTTTACAAATGTTGATGGAGTTGACAATGGCGTCACGCTTGGTTTTGGAGTTAATAACTCTCTGCAAGTGCCAGTGAACGCTTTTGCGACCAATGTGGACGAAATGGATATTAATTATATTTGCAGCAAACCAGGAATGAATTTTAGATTTCCTTGGAATGTTGCAGATGGTTTAATTACATTAGCACGCATTCCGGTTGGTATGGGTAATATTCCAATAAAAGGAACAACTCAAAAATTTTATTATCCAACGTTGGGACAATATGTCGCCAATAGATTTTATTATTGGCGAGGTTCAGTGAGATTCAGATTTAGTTTTACTAAGACTGATTATCATACTGGACGCTTATTGTTCCAATATACACCGAACAACGAAGCGGGATTAGCATTGCCAGCACCAATGCAAAATACTTGCTATTCACAGATTCTTGATTTAAAAGAATCTAGTGAATTGACTATGGAAATTCCTTTTACCAGTAACAAATTATGGTTACCTACTAGTTTTGATGATATCAATTCTAACATGGGCACCATATATGTATCTGTATTGAATCGCTTGTCTGCTACTGACACTGTTGCACCAATTGTGCCATGTCTTGTGTGGATGAGTTTTGGAGATGATTTTAGAGTCGCTAGACCTAATGATTCTAACTATAAACCAGCAGTGGTTTTGGTGTCAGGAGCGAAATTAGCTAGTGATGAGGAAACTCCCATAGTGGAAGAGTCAGACTTTTTAAAATTGCAGAGTGATACTATCTCTTCTGGAATTCTTGGAAACGACAATTTTACTCCGCTTTTTGGACCCAATGCAATTGGCAACCAAGAAGCCGAGGAGAGTTGTATTGGCGATAGCATAACATCAGTTAGAACTGCTATCAAAAGATTTTCCGAGTATGTTTCTCTGGTAGGACAAACATATTCAATTAGTGCTGATTATTTTCCAGTAGCTTTTTATACAGGAGCTGCATGGGAAAGAACAGGATGTGACAACCTAGCATATTTCGGAGCAATCTACAGATTTTACCGTGGATCTATGCGATATAAGTTTTTCTGCAATCAGAATGACAATTTAGGTCCTGTGAGAACATCACTACAATATGCTACGACTGGAAACCCACCAACAGTCGGACCAGGAGCCAGTTGGTTTGCCAAAGGATCCTGGCCACAGCACGTGTCTCACACACATCATAATAACTTTCATGAAGTTACTGTTCCATTTTATAGGAACACGCGAATTGTACCAATGGGTGGTCAAGTTGGAACAATCGCACCTTATCTACAGTTTGAAACTAGAGTTTCGTCAATGCACACCGTTTTACGAGCGGCGGGCGATGACCTTAGTTTCGGATGGCTGGTTGGTCCTCCTCCACTCGTATTCGGGTAGGAGATGGGCAATTTTGTTTATGTACATGCAGATTTTATCTACCTGCTACTTCCTCCTGATAACATCAAAGGGGGTTTGTTTGTAAACATTGCAACCTCACCGATACCTCAGAGATAGAGATCTAAACCCACTCGGGAATTGTTTTATTAAATAATTTCGGGGTTTCTTAAAAAAAGAAAAAAAAAAAAAAAAAAAAAAAAAAGTTGTTGTTTTACTTGTTTTACGATGCGGTGGTACCACAAATAGGGAGTGC